CCCTGTTCCGCTGAGCCATTTGTACACGATATCGTGAACGGCTCTGTCAGCGTTCTGTCTGCGGATATCTGAGCTTTCATATGACTTCGACCAGCCCCCAACGCTTTCGGAAGATATCCCCTGAGTGCCACCCTCCTGCTCTGCCTTGAAGATATTCTCCGCAAGTTCGCAGCAGCACATTTTCACTTCTTCGGGGATATCGTTCTCGTCAACGTTGTCAAGGGTATATTGCTTCATAAGGCTTGTGGCTTGCATTGCATAGAAGTTAAAAGCGGCAGATATGTCAGGCTCTCTGCCGCAAAGATAAACGCCTATATAATAGCTCTCGCTTGCATATGCTTTCATACTGCCGCACCTCTTTACTTCTTGAATCTTGCAAGCACTACCTTTGACTGGTCTGAAATAGCCACAGTGTAATGCTTGTCAGCAGATATATCTGTGCAGCGCTTTGTACTCTTTCTTTCGGTCTCAACGTTTGTATCACGCTTGAGGTAGATAGTCAGAGCTGATGTTTCGTCCTCTGTTTCAGTATCAGCGTTGAGCTTGATGATAGGGCATGTGTAGAAAGTGCCTGCCTTGACAGCGGCGTTCTTTACAACATAGTCACCCACCTTTGGAGCGTAACCCTCTGCACAAGGTGTTACTGAGCCGAGCTTTATCTGTGAAGCAGTTGGTGAAGCTGTGCTGTCTGCAACAACTTCCTTTGCACCCTCTGCATCGCTGTCAACTCTCACATACTGTTCTGGGATAGCCTCGTTAAGTGAAACTTTCTTTGACGGAACGATACGGCAGTTCGCTATTTTGCCTATCTCGCCTGTCATGATCACATTGCCGTCATACTTATCTGCTGAAATGAAGTTCGGGTCCTTTCTAAGCTGTGAGTTCTGATGAGGATTAATAAACATAGCCTTTTCGGTGTTCAACTCCTCATTGAACTTGTCAACAGCGTCAACAATGCCGCTGTAAGAGATAGCAGAGGCCGAGCCGTCATAGATGAGCTGAGCTTTCATAAGTGCGTCCATGCTGTCTGCGTCCACCTTAGAAGCGATAGACATTGCAAGCTGTGAAGTCGCCTGACCCACAGGATTGCCATAGCCGCTGAGAAGTGCTTCATCAGTTATCTCCACCGCTTTCATGGCTTTCTTTACCTTAGCCTGAGTAGAGTCTGTTTCAAGCTTGACAGTTTCGGCTTCAACGCCCTCTGCAACATCAACTGCATCGCCGATATACTTGTACTGCGGCACTGTGATAGTGTCACCAGGCACGCCAACGAGCGTTCTGTCTATCTTCGCAAAAGGAGATACAGTTATCTTAGACTCTATCTTTGCGTCGATCATATCACTCATTACCTCAGGATCGATAAGGTCGGTGATCTTTGTCTGCTCTGCGAAATACTGCATAGAAATTCTAATGCCATTTGTCATTTTCATAATATCCTATCCTTTCAACTGTTCGTATTTTTCGGGGTCTGTTCGTTTAAGTTCCAACCTCTGCATATACCCCATTTTTGCAAAGGTTTCCTTACTCACTTCACCTGCGGCAGGCGTGCCTGTGGGAGCAACCGGGTTCTTGATAGGCTCGGAGCTTTCAAAAAGATAATCGTTATCTTTCTTCACGTTCTCGATAGCCGTCTTGATATCCTCAGCCTGATTTTTGGAAGCTTTGAGAGTTTCCACATCAAGCAAAGCTTTAAGAGCCTTGACGTTTCTTGCCTTGCTTGCCGAGATAGCGTTATCAAGGGTAGCGTCAAACTCCATATCAGATATCTTCGCCTGATACTCGGTATCTTTCTTAGCAAGGTCAGCGGTGAGCTGTGCGACTTTGCCGTTAAGCTCCTTGACGTCCACGCCCTCAAATTCTTTGAGAGAGTTCTGTGCGGTATCAAGACTGTCCTTATAGTTATCACGCTCCACCTCAAGGCGGCTTTTCACCTTTTCAAACTCAGCCACAGTCTTATAATTCTCTGCCACCTGTTTTGTGATGTCCTGTTTCTTGTCCTCAGGGATAACGATACCCAGAGCGGCAAGGATCTCAAAAATGTTTTTCATATGTTTGTCCTTTCTACATAGCTTATATACCGCTCTGTCTGCGGTGTGAAAGTCTGACAGTTTAACGTCATATCAAGGACGAAATGGTATGAAAAAAGCACCCATTAAGGTGCTTAGTTCCGATATTGATTACAGCTCAATGCCTTCAAGCTCTGCTCTTAGCTCCAAATCCAACTTATAATCTGCCATATGAACATACTGTTTATACAACGTTTCATATTCACAAGTCGGTTTAAAAGGCAATGTGCCTGCCTTATACTTTTTCAGCATTTCAGAGAGACCATTCAGTCTTATCTTCAGCTGATAATATTCTGCTTTAAATCTGTCCTTGTAATCGTCGCTCTCCATAAGTTTTGCTGTGTCTTTAAGTTTCATAATATCCGTCCTTTCTGATTTTGGGTATAAAAATACCGCCCGACCTTAGTCAAGCGGTAAAATTATCATTTGAAATACTCTGTAAGTTCAACTTCTGAATCAATGTACACAGCGTCAATATAATAACTGTTGTGTACGATTATCTTCTTTCCGTTTAATTCATATATCTGCGTTTGTGAGCCGTCAACATCTGTCAGCATGTCGGACCGTTCAATGCCTGGGATACGCTTTTCCAATGCCGCACATTGCTTTTCAAAAATTTCTTTGTCCGCAGCCGTGCAAATATTGTATTCATATTTCTTCATTGCGATCCTCCAATCCATACCTTTTATCTACTGATCTTCGTGTTTTTACAGCGGTCTTCAAAGTGTCTGCTATAGCTTCTTCTCTGCTCATGTTTTTTCGTACCATTTTATTTGATACCAAGTCTTCAAAAGAAATGATAGGTTCGGTCTGGTCAAGGGTTTTACGAGCTTTTTGATCTTCCATTAACTCTCTTGCCTGAAAGCGATACTTGTTACGCAGTTCACAAGCTTGTCTTGCCTGTTCTTCAATAGACTTGCTTTTGTCGATAAGCTGAGGAATATTTTTATTATGGTGTCTGTACCACTTTCGCACGTCTATATCAGACATCTTACCTTTCATATCAATTATATCACTATAATCTTTTTGCGTCAAGTCTATCTTGGTTTTTCCCACCCCCATATTCCCCAGTCCGTCTGCGTTCACACGCTCTCTCTGCTGAGGCAAACCCATTGCTTTTGAAAACCTTGTATACTCCTGGGAAGTGCCACGATATCGGCAGCGTGCGTTGATGATATCCTCCTCGTCTGTACCTGCCTCTTCAAGAAGATGTATCTTCTGTCGCTGAGCTCTCATTGCAGTTTCAAGCTTTCTTTGCCGCTGTAAAGCTTCATACTTTGTGTACTCTTTATCACCATACTTAACAGGCTTGTTCTCCTCTGCATTCATCTGTGTAAGCTCCTCGTCTGTGTAGGAACGCTCAGATATGCCGGGGATAAAGGGGTAATAATCGTGATAGCAATTCGCTCCGCACAGACCTGTCACAGTACCAAGACCGCAGATAGTTTCAAGCTCTTTTTTGCTGTAGACCTTGCCCTGCCATTCTTGGTGAGAGGGTCTTGCTCCGCTGTGCCAAGTGACTTCAAAATAGTCGGTGCCAAGCTCTTTGGCGTTGTCCTCATTCATTTTTGCGGTCAGCTGTGAAAGCCCTGTCATCACCGAACGCCTTGCGGCTACGTCTGCCCTGTTGCTCCAGCCTGTGGCATAGTCCACAGTGCGAAGACCTGAGTTCGTCATATCCGAAATGACTTTCTTTATGACCGTGTTATAATCGAACGCTCCGCTTGCTATGCCCATTATGGCGTTATCAAGACTCTGCTGATAGAAGTCTGCCGCCTGCGTGAATTTCAGCTTGCCGTCAGGCTGTTTTACTGCAAATCCGAGTGACTGAGATATGTTTTTAAGCTCCCCCGAAGTCTGCTCCGATACAGCCGACAGCAGCCTTTGCAGACCCTCATTTTCTTCAAGGGGTATCCGTGCCTTGCCTTTGGTCTTGTATATGCTATCGTCCCATTCATAGCCTTTTTGCAGGATTTCATTGTACAGCTCTTTTATCTCAGCTTTGGAGAGGTCAAGGTTTTCGGCTATGGCTTTCTTTATCTCACGCTTGCTCATTCCAAGCTCGTGAAGCCTGTATATCTGCCAATCCGCCGAACGTGTTATCTCGCCGTTTATCTTTATCCTGCGGACGATATCCTCCATTATCTGCATTTCAAGGTCACGCAGAGGCTTGTCAAGCACCATTGAAACTCGCTCTATCTCGCTTGCTTTGAGCATTATTCTATCACCTCTGCGGTGCTGTCGGAGGTCATTTTCTTAGCCGTTTCCTCGTCCTCACCATACCATTTCATTCGGTATTCCCACAGTGGCATAATGCCCATAGAAACGTCCTGACGATCGCTTGCACGCTTTGTTTCATCATCAGCAAGGATACTGTCCTCGAAGTTTACAGACAGCTCATAACCGCTTTGAGTAAGCCCATTATAAAACGCCAGCGAATAGCACAGGTCTTCGAGGCAGACACGGAGATTATTCTGTATTGCCGTGACAGTATCGAACTTTCTCTGCTTTGAGGACTTTATCTCCGTTGCCGTCTTATCAACTGTCTGAGGGTTTGAGATATCCCCATAGGACAGCCCCACAGCAAACTCTATCTCACGCTTGTATTCTTCAAGTCCTGCGATAAAATCAGCCTGCCTTAACTGCGGTGAGAACTCGTGATAAAAGTCACCGCTCGTGCCAGCCGACACGTTTACCCCTCTGAAAAGCCGTTCATTGAGCTTAGGCATTTCTGCACGTTTCTTACCTGTGAACGGGTCTGTCACAGGTCTTAGCACAGCCTCGTCAACGTCTATTGCACGTTCTCCCGATTCAAACTCCCAATCGAGCCTGCCGAATTGGATATCAGCTTTTCTTATGACTTCTTCCGCCCCTGAGAACACTGATACGCCTGAATGTGAACCATCAACTGTATTGTCGATAGGGTTGACATAATAGCCGAAAGAGGGTCGCAGCATAAGGGGATAGGCCACCTGAGGGATAAGCTCCGCCCACTCTGAAACAGCTGTGAGGGGTATCTCGGCACCGAGAGACACGCCGTCATTGGAACGAAAAGCCCTGTTTGTGATAGTCAGCCCTTTTTCATAGTCCAGAGCGTGATATTCAAGCCTTATGCGGTAATCATTATCGCCCATGCGTTTTATCTCAGGGAAAATGACCTTTATAAGCCTGCCGTTCACGTCATACTCCACAGGAATAAACTGCGACTGCGGAACATACTGCACCTTATCAGCCCCCAGCGGCTTTATTATCATTGCTCCTGTTGCAAGACCTCTTTGCAGATTTTTGTTGAGGTTTTCAAGGGCGTTTTTCATTATAGCATCAAGCTTATCATTGGAAACTTTCAGGGTCATTTCATTGATAGCCGTGTTTGCAAACTCCCTCACAACAGCCTGTTCAAGCCGCAGAGAGTGAACTCCCTTGGGTGCTGCATTACCTGCATACATTCTGTCCCACTTGTCGATAGATCTTATCATACTGTCCGTCACGGCGATATCAATACCGTAAACGCCCTTTATATCTGACTTTGAAAGCATTCTGCTTATCCACTCCCTTATTTTTGAAATAATGCCCATAGCTTACTGACCCCGCCTTTTCCATACTCTTTCCATTGCATACCGAACGGCGTCGATAACGTGGTCATTGCCGTCGGGATATCCGCTTATAACGTTGCCCTCTTTATCTCTGTCATACTCGCAGTTGATGAACTCCTCGCAAGCCACAGGACAACGCTTGTTATCTATAACGATACTTCGCAGAGATTGCAGCCACTTATATGAATACTCCCTGCTGTTAGGACCTTTCTCTGCGCCTCTCGCAAGCAAGCCGTATGCTCTGTAATCTTCAACGGACTTGTTCTCTGCACTGTCGCAGGTGATAAGGTCGTTTGCCGTGATACCCAGCTCAAGCAAATGCTTTGCGGTATCAATATTCTTTGTTTTGTTGCAGGTGTACTCCTGCCATATGAACAGCGTGTGCTGAGCAGGGGCATAATGTACTCTGACAAAAGCGTAAAGGTCGGGATACCAGCCCCAGTCAACGCCGTTATAGATGTTATCAAACTGTGCTATCTCGCTGTCGGTTATCTCTCTTATGAGGACGTTATCAAAAACATTGCCACCAGTACCGTTTGCAACGCCCATATACTCGTTCTCATAGGCAGTGGGATTGGTTTCTTTGAGAAATTCGGCGTCATCAAGAAAAGGCTTGCCAAGCCACTTTTTCGGCACAGTAAGATAAGTGCTTTCGGTAACGAGTCTGTCCGCTCTCGGCACTTTGATGTACTTATTCGCCCAGTTCTGAGCCGACTTCGGAGGGTTGAAAGACTTGAACTTATATGCTCTCTCACCGCCTCTTATAACAGACTGTTCTATCGTTCGCACAGCTTCTTCACCGCCGAACTGGTCAAGCTCCTCAAACCACACAATGCCAATATAGCCAAAAGGCGGCTTGATAGACTTTATCTTGTGCGGGTCATCAGCACCACGAAAGTATATTTTCTGCCCTGTTGAAATGCGTGTGATCTCAAGGGGCGACTTTGTGCAGGCAAACTCATCATCAAGACCAAGTGCAGATATTGCCCAGAGTATCTGAGAATAAACGCTGTCTTTAAGAGTATTCGCCACAGCACGCAGTACGCAGACGTGCATATTCTCGTTCTTCATCAGCAGGTCGATAACGTTCAGACCGCAGAATGAAGATTTAGTCGAGCCACGTCCGCCGGGGAAAACATACTCGGAATGTTCCTGCTCTGCAATATCGAACAGGACAGGCGAGAACGTAGGAGCGACAAGGCTCGCAGGAATACCGCTGTACACCTTATCAGGCATAAAAACAGGCTCAAGCTTTTGTTTTTCAAGCCTGAGCCTTGCGTTATCGTATTTTATCTTATGTTTGAGCATATCGTCATCACGGATAATGTCACGCAGCTCTTTCACCGCCGCAACGTCCCCTTGCTTTGCCCTTGCCATAAGAGCCGCATTCACAAGAAGCATATTATTTATGAAGTCGGGGTCAAGGCTGTTAAGGTCAATGCCCTGCTCCACGAGAAACTCATAGTCCGTTCTGGTATTGGCAGGCTGTTCAAGCAAAAAGTCCATTACCTGTTTCATAGTCTTTTTACGCCTGCGGACTTCGCCTGATTTTTTACCGCCTTTCGACTGTTCTTCGACTGTTAACTCATATCCTCCGGGTATTAAATTCTGTTCATTCGGCATTCACCTCACCTCGGTTAACTAATTTATTTATAAAAAAATGAGCCTGGTAAGCTACCAAACTCATTTTCGCAATATTAACGGAAATACTCTGATATAATAAAACCGACAAATATAAATTTAATGAAAAGTTAAATTTCAACCAACTGACAATTCTTTAAACAATGTTAATATATTATTTATAAAAAGGCCAAAAAATCCATGTATCATGTATAATACATGGATGGCAGTACACTGCAAATAAAATAAACCAACCGTAATTTAAATAACAAATGGCGACTAGACTGTAAAAAATAAGCCCTTAAATTTGACGAGGAAATCAGAATGTTAATACTCAAAATGATATTGAATATATCGCACCTACATCCTACTATATTTTTGTTGCACACAAATAGCCAAATTGTGTCAAACTTTATCACTTAGCAACTGTTTGACACAGTATTCGAGTTGCAAGTTAGTACAAGTGGGAGTGTATTTCCACTTGTACTTTTTTTATAACCAATTTAAAACCAAGCCGAACTAAATGTGAGGCAATAGGACAAGTTTTAAAAGAAAATAATACCAAGAAAGGAGAGTGTATAATATGAGCGATAGAAACAACCGCTCATCGAGTAGTAGGATGTATAGCTCGCTTGAAGTGTCTATTCTTACACTAGTGATTTGTTTCACATTGCGTATCTTCCCAGAAGCAACCATTGATGTAATCATAGCAGTTATCACTAACTTGATGTTTAATTCAAAATAAGACAAGCCCCAAAAAGAAGGTAGCCA